AAGATACTTTTTTAACATTACCTTTTTTACTCTTAACATAGACGTAGAATTTTTTACTTCCGCCTCTTTTAGGTTTGTTAAGTTGTACTTTTTTACCTCTGTATTCTGCTTCAGGAATATAATCAACTGAAGCTTTCAGCATATCAAACCCAGAATGGTCAAAAGTTTCATTTTGAATTTGTACTGCTTTTCTAAACTTATCCATATTAATTGAAGCACCGATAGACTCTACAAGCTCTTTTATTAAATCAAAGTCAATCATTTCATCAATAGAACTAGCTTCATCGATAGTATTTTCATCTTCAATCATCTCATCAATCAAACAGCCAATTTCAAATAAAGGATTACGTTGAGGTGAAACCATCGGTAAATCTAAAGGTACTCTCATACCATTGTAATCTCCATACTCTCCGATATCGGTAGTCTCTAACAATTCAATATCTTCTTCGTTTAACTCGATATCACCGTTTCTATGAGCTTCTCTTGCTTCGGCAAATAATTGTATAAAAGCGTCAGAGGAGTAACGGTAGATATTCTCAGATAAAGTGAGATTGTTATCTAAATGATATTGTAGTGATGGTAGACCGACAATTTGTTTAAGCTGTATCATGGATAAAGTCTTTTCTATAAAATTTACCTAGAATGTTATCGTTAATATAGTTATCACGATTCTCTAGGACTTCATTTATAAATAGGTATTTACATTCAAAATATGTTAGCTCTTTCTTTGTCTTACATATTACAAGAATCTTTCTTTCAAAATCTGTAAGTTTTGATTCGGTTAAGAGTTCTTTTATCTTTGGATGAGAACCGTGGTATGTTTTCCAATCTGATTCTTTTGTAACCTTTCTTTTACGTTTTTGTCCTTTCAAAGGAGGTAACGTTCTATTAAAGTGTAGGACTTTTTTACCTATGTATCTTAGGCCGGTAGGTATATGTCTGACTTCGTAAATAAAGCCATGAGTACCTTCAGGAAAGTCTGAAAGTTCGTTGTATATCCTACCCTGGTAAGTCCAGGTAGGGTTAGTCATTATCATATGGTTTGGTTTGTGTCGCTAGAGCTTTGATTTTAGCTCATCAATCTGTAACTGCTGTTCCTTGATTGCTTGTATTAGTAACGCGACTATTTTCTCATAACGTACTGCTAAAAAGCCATTTTTTCTTTGTGCCACTACTTCTGGCAGCACTGCTTCGATTTCTTGAGCGATAACACCAACATCGTGACCGCTATGCTCAGAATCACTATTCCAATCAAATTCATATCCTCCTATTTGATTTATTTTATCTAATGCACTTGCTATTGGAGTTACATTATCTTTTAATCTTTCATCAGAAGTTGCAAATGCTATAATATCTCCTGAAGCAGATATTAGTCCATCGACAAACATATCACCACTAGCGGTAAAACTACCACTGAAATGAGCTGAACCTGTTAAGGTAACGTCCCCATCTAGCACTACATTTCCAGCTCCTGATATATTATTGCCAGCTAAATCTAAATCTCCTCCTAACTGAGGTGTAGTATCTTCTACTACGTTCTGTATACCTGTACCAGCAACTGCTGATGCAATTGAAGCTGAAACGTTTGCAATGTCGGGTAATGCAAGTATACCGTTGATATTTGTTGAACCTGTTACAACTAAACTTCCGCTTATTACCTGACTACCTGTAAAGGCATTACTTGCAGTGACAGCATATGAACCTGTAACTATGGTCAACGATTCAATGCCAGTCTCATTAGTCGTCACTCTAGTGGAAAAACTTGAGCTGAGTTGATTTGAGGAACCACTAATATCATTGCCAATTTGTAAAGAACTACTTAACAGGCCTGAACCTGTTGTAACTTGAGTAGATGATGAAATAATACCTGCATTTAAAGCACCAATTGCATCATTTGAAAGTGAACCGGAAATATCATCTGCCAATTGTGCTGAAGATGAAATAACTCCATTATCAGCATTAACAGTACCGTTAAAGCTCCCTGTGTACCCATTGGATGCAGTAAAGTTAGTACCTTGTATTTTACCGTTGGATTGGAATTGTCCACCGTTTTGAAATATACTACCGGTAAACCTATGTGTATCGTCAAGAGTATTACCATTAATGGTTGAACCAGAAGAAAATAAAATAGATGAACTGACTGTTACTGTTTCGAATTGATTAGCAGTTAAAGTACCGCTTACAATAAGATCACCTTCAAACTCACCAGAACCAGAAACTGATAAATGGTTAGAAGCAAAGTTATATTGAAAATTGTTAGATGATGTAAAAAACGAAGATGAAATATTATCTGAACCAGATTTTATTTGAATGTTATAATGTTCACCAACTGCTGTGGGTAAGTTGACAACTTGTTCAAAATCTGCAGATCTAGAAGTAAAAAATGATAGAGCATATGGGTTCGTAGATGAACCCTTGAATGAAGACGAATAGTAAAATTGTCTAAAATTCTGATCTAACTCATCATGAGTAAGTGGTGCTCCTTTATTTCCTCTTAACGTAATAGCCATCTTATCTGTTTTCTAATTCTTCGACTCTGTCTTTTAATTCTTTTATTGCTTCAATTAAGACAGGTACTATACCAGAGTAATTAACATTAAGATAGCCATTATTATCTTCAGAAACAACTTCTGGAAGTATTTCTTTTATGTCTTGTGCAATTACTCCGATATCTTCTTTATCGTCACTTTTCCATTTGAAATAAACTCCTTCTAAATGGTCTACTTTAGAAAGTGCGTCATCAACTGGTGTTATATCTTTTTTAAGTCTTTCATCTGAACCTTGTAGTACGGTACCAGAAGCTCTTATACTACCCGATACGTCTAATGCGTATGATAATGGTAAGTTACTTTCGTTTATTCTTATACCAACACTACCTGTTTCATCTACCACAAAACCTTGTTCTGTTACAATTGTAGAAGAACCTGAAAATAAAGCTACTCTCCTATCGGAACCAGCATTCGACAATCCTTCAATAAGTGAATAACTTACTGAACCTGAGTTCACTGGTACATCTGGGCTACCGGTATAGTGCAGTACTATATTTTGACCATTACCGGATAGTGAACTAGAATAGAAAAATGAACCGAAATTTCTGTCCATTTCTGCATACGTTAATCCTGATCCTTTATTTGCTCTAAATGTTATCGACATTATACATCAATTTTTACAACAAACGTCATATCCACATTTTCAGATTTTGGAATTGGTTTGTTAGTTTTTGCAACTGCTAACAATTCGTTAGCTTCATTATATAATCCTATACTTGTAATATAAGGTCTAAAATTACTTGCTGTAATATTACTTCTAACCGTGTTATCTGATCCTGTCAAAGCAGATGGGTTAAATGTATGGTTAAGTTCTGATTCCTTTATAGTACAGTGTACATTATATGTATAAATAGGTAGGTTTGATTTCCACTGACAGTTTAGTCTAGCGTATGTAGAATAGTATCTAGCAACGATAGGATCAGTAATAACTGCATTACCTTGGTTATAAATTATATCTCCCACAAATCTTTCTGGTAAAGAAAATGCTGCTCCAGCTCCTGATAAAATTAACCTACCTTGACCGTCATCTACTATTTCAGGTCTTTGGAAGTCAAAACTAGCAGTCATATACTCTCCTGCTGAACCTGTTTCGATCACGTAGTCACTTTCCTCTACTAAGTAACTTCCAGTATCTATAGGAGAAGATTTATACCAATACTCTATATCTTCAACGTATTGATTTTGTCCACTATCTGGGTCAATGGCATAACTATTGGACATAAACCTATCGATATTTTCAAAGATAGGTTCTGCAACAAAAGTACCAGGTACTATTTTAGTACCGTAAACATCTTTAGGAATTGAAATAATACCAACTTCAGTAGTATCTTTTCTTGATTGAGAAAGAGTCAGTGTAGTTTGAAAACTTACATCATGAGAACCTGTGTAGTAGATATCACCATTAGCATGACTTGAAGAACCCGGGTAAAGATCTCTATTTGATAAAGCTAAATAGTTTTGTCTTGCACTATTGTAAACAAGTTTTTCGTACCTATTATTACGGTAATCTTGAGGGTAAGGATAACCAGGTGTAGAACCAGAAAAACCTCGAAGTGTTTCAATACCGTAGGTATCGACTAGACTACCAGATGCTCTCCAACTTTTTTGAGCCTCGTAATCTGAAACATAAACATCCTGTCGGTTTAATTGCTTGAAAGCGCTCATTCATTAATAGTCAAGCTTGATTCTTACTAAAGCCTCTTTTGTGAAATCTTTTAATAAAGGTCTTGATAATTTAGCAACTGCAAGTAAGTCGTTATTATCATTGTACAATCCAACTGCTGTAATATAAGATTGAGGAGTGTTAATCATTACGTTATGTCTTAACTCACCAGAACCTGTAATCAAAGATGGGTTTGTAGAGTAATTAAACTCACTATTTCTTGCTCTTACAAACACAAAGTTAGAAGTAATTGTCTCTTCTGATTGTATTCTAAAGCTACCACTTAATGTAAGTAAGTCATAAAACTTACCTGGGTTAGCTCCTGCAGTGTTTGCAGTTCTTGTTGTTCCTAATGCTAGTCCTCCTGATACAGCTGGTGCATCTAAAGCATTACCGTTAATTAAAAGTACTCCAATGTCTGGTAGTAATTTACCGTATGAACCAGAGTTACCGGTGTACCCATTTGTGTCCATACCTGTATAAACAGATCCTAACGATCCTGATACTAATTCAAATACTCTACCTGCATCAGAAAAAGTGGTAGTGGTAACAACCTGACTATTATCGGTTAAAGTAATTTCTTCTCCACTAGAAGATACATGTAACTTAAACGTTAGTGTACCTGGTAGTAAAGCTTCTTTATATCTTGCTCTATCGATTGAAATAGCATAAAAATGTTCAGATGTTATTGTACCAAAAGTAAAATCTGTTTCTTCATCACCTTGAACTAGGTTCCTATATTGACCATAAATTGTCTGTGAAGGGGATGAACTTGTTACCGAACTGTTAAAGTATAGTGAACCACTACCTACTTTATCTGCATAAGCAATAGAAAACTGCACTCTTGCAGTATCTAAAGCAGATGCTGTTTGGTATATATCGTAGTAGTAATCCGCAGAAGTACCTCCAATCTGTGTAGATGAGGTAAAAAATGTTGTTAAAGTTGTCTGGTCACCTGACCAAACTGGAGCAGTTACTGACTCGGCACTAACTACTACATCTTCTAGATCAAATCTTTTATATGACATTATTAGTTAGTTTTAGTAATTGTTACTGGAATCGTTAATCTTGCACCAGAACCTCTTCCTATTACCGTTAGTGTAGTGTTTAACTGTGTTCTTGAACCAAACAGTGTGTTAACTGAAGTTGCTGTTAAGTTAATTGAAGTACCTATTACTGTTTTAGATACGTTTGTACCAATCGTAGTACCTTCATTTAATCTTCCTGCTTCTTCAGTATTAATACCTACACCGGCAAATGAATTTAATGTTCTTACATCTGCAATAGTAGCAGTGTAACCATCAGTTTCAAATACAGAAGTAGCACCTAAGTAATTAAGCGTTTCAGGGGTAATTGCTAATGATGCTCCTTGTTTGAGTGTAATAGAAGAAAGTCCTAAACTTAGTACCGGTAACTTAGAAGTACCTCTAGGTAGAGTAGTAAGTTTATATTTCATTATTTGAGTTTCATCTGGAAATGCTTCTAATAACGGCATGTTTTCGATAGCTTCTCCGTAGAAAGCAGAACCTGAGGGATGTGATGGATTGTATAAGGTGTAGTCGATCTCGTCATCTGCTAATGCAAACTGAGTGATTTTAAAAGAACCGTCCCCTCTAGCTAACAGCTCTCTTCCTTTTTTAGTTAAGATCGCATCCACCGTCACGATCGAATTATCTAAATATCCCATTTTAGTTTGTGTGTTTTATATAAATATATGTAAAAATTATTATTCAACAAGAGTAACACCTCCGAGGTTGTTAGTAGTAAACACTTCATCAGTGTCGATTGAATAAATTTTATTATTGGTTAATTTAAATGTTTTGTTACCATCTAGACCGAAAAGAGAACTTCCTGATTTTGGGAATGATGGAAATATTTTATTAGGGTGAGAACCAGATAACTCACTGTTAAATAATATTTCCACTACTTCTCTATCTGCATTAAGAATATCTTTTATGGCAGTTGTATCTGCATCACTAGCATGAACACTACCTTCGAATGTTACTAAGTTTGCAGCTGGATCATTTGCTGCAATCGAACCTGTAAGTATCTCCTGAGTAAGTAAACTTTTATTGTACTGTCTTGATATTGGACCGGCAGGTGTTGTTTTACTTCCGTTATACCTACTGTTTATGATTCCTGCTTTAGTGTACGAACATTGTTGCAATTCAGCATCAGTAGCTGATCCAGAGTTTATTGCTTCTAAATTTGTAGGGTTAAACTGACTGGTGTTCCTATCTACTTTTTGAGCATATGGATTTACTTTACTACCTTCTGAATTATTGTTTAAAGGGTTGTAGGAACTGTTATTAAAGTCTAGATTAACGTAAGGTACAAATACTGCAGATGAACTTTCATATAACGGGTTACCTCCGAAGTCAACAGATGAAGGTAAAGTGTTGGTCACTATTTCTTTTACAGTAAAGTAGTAATATTCGTTTCTTTGTTGTCTACCTGTTATTTCAGCTGATAGTTGACCTGTTGGGTAATCAAATCTAAATGTTTCGACTTCTCTTAATGCATCACCAACATTCTTTCCGTTGAGTGACGTAAATGGAATAGATAAACCTTGAATGTGAAAAGGTGCAATTGGAGTATCATCAGACCCAGACACACTGCTACTGTATAGCAAGTTTAAATTTCCTTGTCCAAATGATTGCGGTCTAGCTTCTATAAATTCCTGTAAAGTCATAATTAATCAAATACTGCATAGTAATCATTTCCGTAACTACTTTCATTTTCATAATAGATAGTTAAGTTTGTATCTGTCGTTATTCTATTTGCAACACTTCCTGTAGGGAATTGAGTATACCAACCTAAAAATGCGTTTGTATAATTTTCTACTGCTTCAAGTGTAAAGAACTCGTAAACGTCAAAGTCATGAGAAAAATGTACTGCGTCTAAACTAACTGCTCCAACTGTTGGGTAGGTTAACTGAATTGAACCTGATATACTATCACCCTCACTGCCGGTAGAATAAGCATGGAACATTTCTCCTGCATACGAAGCCGATAATGCTACAACACAAGCTGCTGGTAAAGGTAATGATAAGTTAAATAATGTTATATCAAAAGTAACACCTGGTTGTGCTAAAGCAACAAATGGGTTGTTTGAACCCACCTCACCGTCAGTGGATATCATTAAAGAACCTGAAAATTCTCCGTTAAACATTGGAGATTCGTCAGTGACATTACGAGTAGCTGAACCTAGTGGTGTTACAATACTTTGACTGTAGTTGGTGGAGTAGTTAAAACTTGATGATAAATCATACAAACCACCTTGGCTACCAGTAACTGTAGCTACTGATATTGACTGTGAGTATTCTCTTTGTTGTATCGAACCGGATACCTGTTTAGCTTTACTACGGTGTAACTTATGAGATTGAATGATCACACCGGTATTTACTTTAGCTCTCGCAGGTAAAAACTGCTTTAACGTCCTAAATAAGGAGCTGTCTAGATAGTTAAGGAGTCTTACAAAAGCTTTAGTACTTTTAGAATAAACTAGAATATCATTCCAATTAAAGTTAGCATTTTGCCACTCATCTAATATGTCCTCCCAATTCCAACTACCTGCTGTTACTAACCTACCTTCTTTATCTAAACGTTCATATTTGGTAGTAAATCTATCTCTAGGATCACCAATCCATTCGTCTAAGTCAAAACTACTTGATACTGTAGCATCAATAAAATCATTGGTAGCTTTAGACATATCAAACCCAACATCAATACGGTGAGTATCATCTGTGTACTGTTTGTCTTTGTTTTCAATACTGGTATATAGTGAAAGAGTGCTGCCGGTGACTAAACTACCTGTGTTGGTTAATCTAATTTTTTCTGTACTACCGGTTGTTGTACTATACTCAGGTCCGAAAAATTTAGAACTTGAAATAATATTACCACCATATTGACGGATAGTAAGTAAGTTATCAGGTAACCCGTAACAATTTATAAGAGCCCTTAAACCTCTTTCCGTACCTTTTGTTTTCATCAAGTACGGTAAGTTATGGTAAAGTCTCTTTTGTATCTCCTTTTGGTAATCGTTTTTAGGTACCGGTTGTAAATGTTCTAATGCTGTACTACCTGAGTTGTATGAGGCAGATGTAGCAACAGACATTGATGTAATTACTTCACTGCCGGTTATAATACCTTCACCTACAAATTGTGAAAATATATTATCGGTGTTTTGATTACCAGTGAATAACTTTACACCGAACGACTCAATTGCATCTTTAACTAAGTCTTTTGAAATACCGAAATCTAATCTGTTATCAGAATCGTATTTATCTGATACTGATTTAAAGTAAATCCATAGATTGTCAAAGTGTTGAGCAATCATATGGGTGAACATAATATATGGTTCGTTACTAGCGTCTTCTCTTATGAACTTTGGTACGGTGTTAGTAAGTAAATCGAAGTTAGTATTATCGTAATTTGATGCAGATAATACGTTATCGGTAAACCAACCAGATGCACTAGTGTGGGAACTAGCGTAATTTATAAAAGGCTTTGTGGTATTAGATTTAGGCCATGAATAACTACCACTGCCAAAATAAAGGAAGTTATCATAATGATCAAAATTATCAACTAAACCATTTATAAGACCTTCGTAGTACTCTTTACTACCAGATACTCCAGAACCAGAATAAGAAGATGATTCTATAGCAGCAATACTAGACTCGTATGAATGTATTAAATCTAACTTATACTTAAAGTTCCTTAATCTTTCTTCTACAGAACTAAAATGTGCAAAGTTTGCATAGTCTGTATGATCGATTGACAGTTGAGCTCCTTTTTCATTGTACAAACTTCTTAGTTCATAGAATGAGTTTGTTACAGGGTAACTAAAAAGGTCAGTGAAAGTAAAAAATTCTGTTGGATTATTTTTATCTTCAGCTACTTCAATTGAAAAGTTAGGACCTCTTAATTGTGGTATTTTAAGAACATCTTCTTCTAATTCAGCTTCAACTTCAAAGTAAACACTGTCCGATACAACTTCTTCAATATACAATGTAGTATTAACACCATACTGTGAAGGTAAAGGTTTTGCAAGTTTTACTATTACTGCAGTTTCACCATCAGTTACTAACGTATCTATGTTAATAACCGATGTAAGGTTGTTGTCTAAGAAGTTAAGTTTGTAATCTGAAAAGAAAGAATTATCGAGAAGTTTATTTCTTAACTCTTTAGTAATAGAAAGAACCGTTTCAGTGGGTAGTTCAAAAGTAACTAATCTTAATTCTGTTCTGTCACTACTTATTTCTTTGATGAAAAACTTAGATGCTATTTTTGCATCAGAATATAAATTATCTAAGAAATTATACAATAACCTAACATCACCTCTTTCGTACCCTAAATCCTGTGCATCAAGTGCTGGGTCTAAGTAAATATTAGAAGCACCGTCTTTACCGGCACCTGCTGAATTAAGTAATTGAGAGTACTTAGTAAAGTTTTGATCTGATGATAATAAGTTATTGTCTAAAGAATAAACGTGTATCTCTAACTTGCTTGAATCTCTTGAAAAGAGGTTATTGACTGCAAATTTTTCTACAATGTTACTTTGAGATTCAGGTATAGATGACTGCCCTGTTACTACAGAAGAATCTAACTTATTAATATTGTACTTATAGTTTGCCACTTACTAAGTAGTTGTTGCAGTTTGTTGAGTTAGCTCAAAAACTTGTTGATTTAAATTATTATTTTGTTCTCTTAAGTTAGCAATTTCATCTAATAACGGTTGTATATTTTCTGAATCTCTTTCAAAATCTACCAGTTTTGAACTTTCTTCAATTAGTGTGGTATGAGAATTGTCTCCTGTAAGAGGTATTTCGTAGTATAACGTTCTATAATTTTCAAAGAACTCAGCTACAGATACACCTGTGTCTTCTTCAGCAGGTTGTACAAAAGTTGTAAACTTATTATCGACAACTTTATTAAACTGGTCTTTGTCAAAAACCGTTTTTTGTATCTTTATTTCATTAGCCATGTCTTACTACCTTAAAGATGTTTTTATTATCGAATAATACAGTACTCCCATCGATAACAGATTTAATAAGCAGCCTGTAATGTCTTTCTGGTTGAAATGAATCCATGAATATATTAAAATAACTGCTTGTATTGTCAGCACTTATCTTAGTATAAACTGGGTCGAAATCTACGATCATTTCACCGCTAAACTCATCTTTTATTCCGTAGTAAGAATTTTCTGGTAACTTATATTCTGTTAGGTAGATAGAACCTGTAGTGTATGATCTAGCTGGATATTTAGGTCTTGCAGAAACTCTAAATCTAACAATATCACTATCTGAATACACTTCTTTGTTGTTCTTTATTGAAACAGTAGCTACATCTGTATCCAGTTCCGATAATGAACTAGCCCAGCTTACATCATTATATTTAAATTCTAGATAAGGAGGAAATATTGTATTAGTATCAGCACTAAAGTACTTTAAACTTACCGATTGTGTGACATAGTTTTCGTATGCATCTTCTAACTTAAGTAAGATACCGTAGTTACTAAGACTTGAACTATAATGTGAATCTACAATATCAGTAACGTCAATATCTAAATCGTGATCAGATGTTAAGTCATTAGTTTTACTACCTGATACACTTGAAGTAATAAAATCTGCTCCTAAATTATCCCATGCATCTTGTCCAGCATTTCTGTATTTCCAGCTACAACCTGTCCTGTTTACAGGTGAATCAGCTCCTCTTCCGGTACCGTTAGTCCAAGATTGGGAAACTGGGTAAGCATAGATTGTATATGATTCTGGTAATTCACTTGCATTGGCTAGCGAAAGGTGTATACTTGCTGAAATACTGCCAGTAATAATGTTATTAACTGCATGAGTAATATCAGTTTGTTTAAACTGAATAAGTGTTCTGTTGCTTCTCCCTATTGCAGGGTCAGATGGATCAGGGTAACCAGCTACCTCAACTATTTCGTCAAGTCCAGCGTTACCGTACAAACCAGCAGTAGTTGGTGTACTGTTTATAAACGTATCTTTTTCGGGATATACTCTATATACTGCCATCTTATATTGCTGTTACTCTACCTTTAATGTCTAAATCAGGATACTTTACTTCAAATATACATGGATCATATGAAGGGTAAACTACTCCATCTTTTGTAGCTCCTTCAGTATCGTATGCATATTGAGAGTAATTACCTCCTGCTTTATTAGAAATTACTATATTTTTAACTGTCTGTACACCTTTAACTCTGTCTAATATAGTACCTACTTCTGAAAGGTTGATAGGTTGGTTAATGTTTCTTTTTGCTGTAGCAAAGTATTTTTTAAGTTCTTCAGTACACCTTGTAAGTACCTCTCTTGCTGCATAATTAGGTAGTGTTAGTACCTCATATTTTACTTCAATATTTACTATAAATGCATCTTTAATATCTAATGCGTCTGTGAGCATCATATATTGAGATAGGTACTTTTTAAGGTTATCTTTTAACGTAGAAGGAGCATTTTGTAATTTACCATCTACATCGTACGATAACACATAAAGAGATAAAGCTAATGGATTTTTATCTAATACACTTCTATCGGAATTAGCAAGTTGCTCTCTAGTAACAAATGCTTTGGCAATAGCTCCAAACTGTGTTGGCATGGATAAAGCTCTTACTGTATAATCATCAGCAGTAACTGTACGTTGCTGTTCTGAGAATGAACGTAAAGAATTTTGTCTTAATTCATCCACCGTATCACCGTCTTTACCACCTGATGCAGCTGATGGATTATTAACTGCTAATGTGCTTTCTTTAGAAGTGTCTGTTGCAGTTATAGTACCTAAATTAGTTTTGTTTATAATACTATTTGCAGGTACGTTTGAACTTACACCTCCACCTGTTAGGTATCTAATAGTAAGTGTAGTGTTACTTGGAGCTAATCCATATGTTCTAGTAAATAATACATTAGAAGGGTCGTAAGCAACATCTAGTTTGTTAACGTGATATGCAGTTGTATATTTTTCAATATTAGAAGGGTCAGGTAAAAACTCTTCATCTCTTGCATCGGTAATACCAGAACCAAATTGTATCTGCATCACCCCTGTTGAAGTAAATCTACTAATAAACCTTCTTGGTACTCTTTGTAACTGTAAAGTGCTTTGCACTAACTCATTGTATGAGCTAGCATTATTTTGTTCTACAAATATAGTATCTTGAGCTAAATAAGGTACTTCGTGGTAAATGTTTCCATCACTATCTGTAATATCCAATACTCTTAAAATATTTTCATCTTCTAAAGTAATAGTCTTGAACCTTTCAGCTGATCCAATTGCTACTTCTTTAGTATTAAGTGTAGCTGAGTATGCCTTACGTGTCTTTTTTAACTTAAACTGTGAAGGTAGGTTTGTTCCAGAGTCTATTGTTTCAATAGTAATTTCAGTAGGGTCAAAAGAACTACTAAAACTAAAGTCAATAGCATCATCTACTATAAATGTTGTGTCGTTTGCATCATTTGCTCCTACTATAGCCCCTCCGGAAACAAATAGTGCTTGATCGTAGTCAGGTATTTCACCTCCTGTTACAGGGTCAACTAATTGAGTAAACTCTAACTCAACTTCTGATGCTGTAGTAACTCTAGGTCTATAACCCATCATATACGCTAACGTATAAAGATTTTGAGGATTTTGAGCATGCTGTAAGAATGTCTCTTGAAGCTGTGTGTCCTGATAGAATGAAAGTACATCTCCTAAATAAGATGCCATTTCTATGAACATCATACCTGGAGAGGTAGCTGAAAAGTCATTATATGTGTCAGGAAAGTACTGTTTAGAAAACTCAATTAACTGAGACCTAAAATCAGAAAACTCCCGATTGATATACTTTATATCTCTTTGCTCAGCCATTATTGTTCAAAATTTATTACAAGTTCGTCTTCTATGTTGGTATCTGAAACTTTGTACGACATGCTGAATTGTACTGAGTTTCTATCTGGATCACCAACTGTTTCTATATTCACAACTTCCACTCTTGGAAAATAAAACTCTAAATCTGCTCTTATTATAGCATCTATTTGAGTTACTTTATTTTGAGTAAGATTTTCAAATAATAGGTTTTGTAAATCGTTACCAAAAAGAGGGTTTAAATATCTCTCACCTTTAGCAGTGAGAAAGTAATTAATTAAATTATTTTTTATAGCTTCAGCAGAGGTATAGGTAGAGTTAAACACTGCTCTACCAGATAATGGTAGCTTTACACCTATTGCTTTTCTAGGTTGTAAATCTAACGGATCAATCTTTTTTACCTCAAATGGCATATTATCCTATCCTAGCTTTAGTTTTTTTATCTGCTAAATCTAATACTGATTTTGCTTTTTGAACAAAGTCGAGTTTAGATATATCTAGTCCAGGCATAGGTCCAGAATTTTCTGTTAATCCCATATTACCTGCCATTGATGTAGCAAAATTTGGTTTAGTAACGTTACCAGCACCGGCAAAATTCTTAGCATCATCTCCAGACATAGTCGCAGCAGTTTGCTGTAACATTTCATCTAAAGTTGCAGATTTACCTGTAGACCATTTTTTTGGTTGATCTTTAGGTACTTCTTTATATAGATTAGTTGGTTGAGGTGCCGGAGCTGAAGCATATTTTACTGCTTCATTCATTACTTCTTGTAACTCCTCCTTAACAGCAGCTCGAACCTCTTCTCGTATAATTTTACGTAGTTGATTCAGTTTCATATATATAAATAGTTAAGTTAAGAAAGTTGATTATCGATTCTAAATTTTAATTCGTCTAAAAGTATTTTAGTAGAAGAGCTGAAAGATTTAGGTCCTTTTAAGATTTCAACACCTGTTTTATCAATTGCAACTGCAAATCTTCTAGGAGCGATAGCAGGAGACTTAGGATCTACTTTTATCTCTAGTTTGTATATTTCTCCATTCGGTGCTGTATAGAATGAATCTGCTGATGTAGCTCTTTCAGCGTCAGGGGTGGTTGTTAAAGTGTCTAAAAAACCTTTTATGTTTTCTTTTACATCATCTGATATTTCACCACTTCCGTTAAGTTTATCTAATGAACCAAGAAGTTGAGAATTAGCATCTTTTTCTAGTTGACCTCTATCTTGTTGGTTTTCGTTGAAGTTTGTGTATTCTGTTATATTACCTGAGTTATCAAAAGTAAGGCCATCAAAAAGGTTGACACCTATATTCGAAAAAATATACTCTCCGTCAGCATTGATAATGTTAAGGTCTCTTAAAGTCTGTTCTCTTAACCTACCTTCATTTACCTCTCTTCTCAAAATACCTTCTAATCTACACCCGTTTACAACAGTAGACACTCTTCCCAAAAGTCTAGAGTACATCGATAGGTTAGCTTGAGGTGTCTGCATGATAGCTATTATTCCGTCTGCATCATCTTTACCTTGTTTTATTTTTTCTTTTGCAGCGTGTAGTAAATCTGCTTGAATCATTGAGAATGCTACCGGTAAACCAAATCCAGGTGGTACCGATTGAGGAATAGGTAACTTCTTTATAATTGCAAGAATTACTTCTATAGCTTTAATAAGGTCTCTAATAGTTTTAGCTAATCTACTAAATTTTGAAACCCTTCTTTCAATACCACTTATATTAGAAGTTACTGCGTTTATTCTGTTAGATAGTCTTTGAGTTTGAGGTAAACTAGGGCAAGCCTCTCTTCTTACCTTTTGTATAGCATCGGTTACTAAATCTTGAACTTTATCACCCAGTTGTCCTTGCAAATCACCAACTTGTTTAGCGATAGCTCCTGTAATCTTAGATTCTGGTATATTAACGTAAGGCATTACTCAGTAAATACTTTTTTAGATGATAAAAGTTTTATTCTAGTTTTTAACGCTTTTATACTTGGTATAAGAGCATTGGATGTTGCTACAGCAGCGGCAACATATGCCGGGGGTGGACCTGGTTTAGAAAGTGTCTGCAGAAGTGTATCTAAATTATCAACCAAAGATGTTAACCAATCTTGAGTTGTTTGTCCTTTAAGTACCGGTTCATCTTCTCTATTTAAAGCTGCGGTACCTAAATATATCTTTTTACCATCTAAAGAAACCATATCATCTCCATCCATATGTATCTCTTTTGATGCTAAACCTATGTAACTATCTGCTGCAATAAATGCTCCTTCTTCTTTAGCATTAAAAAATAACCTACCACCATTAATCACTACTTGATCTCCTTTATAAACACCTGCTAAGTCAGCTGGTTTCTTCCAAGAATTAACCGTAGTGTTAGCTTCGTCTAAAGGTACCGAATGGTCTGATACCATATAGATGGAAGAACCATCCTCATTAATATCTTCTGATGATAGTGAAGTACCATCATCTGGTTCTTTCATATTGTTTTTTACAATAATAAAAGGTTTACCATTATCAGAATCTTCAGTTATGGTATTAAACTTATGCTTAGTACCTCCAAATCTTATTGTATTACCATGTCTACCTGATATTAAAACGTCACCAGGGTAGGTTTGTAAAGGAGCTACTTTATCTGTTTCTTCGAAATCACCACCAAGGTCAACTTTACCTGTACCATCTTGTAAGGTATCTGGATAAGCATTATGGTTGGGGTGGTTCCAAATATTAACTGCAGATAACCAGTAGTTTTTAGTTGCTAGAGAACTAACGTCTCTATTTTCTGATGGTAAAGATACTATTATTACTATCTCGTTTTTTAGAGGCATTCTTATAAGGTGAGAATCACCACAATATGCAAAAGGTAAAACACTCTCTTCATCTTGTGATACAGCAGAACCTAACTCTCTAAACAACACTCCGTTTATAGCTTGTGATCTACCAAATCTATCCCAGTAGTCACTAGATTCATCCAACACAACGTCTACAACTCTTCCGAAACGAAAGGTTGGTGGTGTTCCTATACCTATAGCATTACCTACAGATCTAGCAAGAATACTTCCTCCAAAATTAAACATCCTCTTCGGTGTCTTTGTTTTCTATTTCATCTAACTTCTCTTCAACAGCATCCTGTTCTTCAAGTAAATCTTGTAATTCAGAAAAGTCAAACATATCTCCACCTTCACCTTTAGCGTTAGCAGATTCTATTCTCTGAACGATGGTAGCTAATTTTATAAGAGCTTCATCGTTCTTTACTCCTATTTCCATGTACTCTTTTATCATAGGAACAATAAGAGTAGCATCTCCTATATTTTCTATAAGAGGTTTTAGTTCACCTATCAGACCTTTTACTTGAGCTCTAGTATTAGAGGAATTGGTGTGTATTTCAGAAAAAAGATCGGATAAAGTCTTTCCGTCAAATATTTCTTTATCTAAACTCATTAGTTTTATTTTATATAAATAGACTAACGTAATTTATTGACGATATGACCGTTTTCGTATAGCTTTAAATACTTTGAATAAAAGTCTTCTTTCAATACATTTACTACTCTTGTCAGTAAGGGTGTTTCACAGTTGGTAATTTCTCTTATATAAATGTATAAAGCTTTCTTTCTAAATATCTCTATGTCGTTTCTAGTCTTAAATATAGTTAAAACTGCATCTGCAATTTTCTTTTCTATTTCTTTTACAAACATTTCATCAAGATCGTCGTACATTTCAACAACCCATCTGTCGATAAATTGACCTAAAGTAATAGTATGACCTGATTCGTCATTTTCTAACATGGAATCATCATCGTAAGACTCTTCTATATCGGAAAACGAACCTATCTTTTTAAGTTTCTTATAGTTTTTATTGTTGTAATTAATTAACCACCTTTTGACAATAGTACCAAAGTAAGAATACGCTTTTGCACCGTTTGTAGGGTCAAACTTCATAATCTTTTGCTCTAGTAAAATAGAAACTATTTCATGTTTAAGATTTTCTATCTGATCCACATCTGTATAGTAGAACTTAAACGTATGAATAATGTTTTCTGCTAGTTTATAAAAAGGGAAGTAAATGTGTTCAGTAAAGATCTTGTTTCTATACTGGTCGTCTGTTGAATTATTATACCTAACTATGTACTCTTCTGTCTCTTTTGTAAAATAGTTAGCTTTGCTCTTCTTTCTGGGCATTAGTAAATCGGTTTAACTGTTCTTGAACAGCTTTCATTTGTTCGAAAAAATAACCGACCTCGTCATCTGACTGAAAAACCCCACGTTCGTCTAGTTGATTAAGGTGCATTTGTGAATCTACTATAGTTTCTTGTACTTCTTGTAGAGTATCTTGTAAATTCTCTACTCTATCCTCATATTTTTCCACTTTCAATAGTAGATTTCTTAAAATGTAAGTAAAAATTATTAGGACAACAACTAAAATTGTTATTATTACGTTATATGCGGTAAAAATTGACGACATTATAGATTTTTAAGAGTTTTTGCAAGTCCATCCGATGCATTTACACGTCTTCCTGTTGAGGATTGTGTCTTCACAACTTTAGAAGTAGTGGAACCACCGTTTCTTTTCCAAATATCGTATTCTGCTTTAGAAGCTAGAAAGTCTGCACTGTGTAGTACTGAGATTAAGCTTGTTTTTTGACGAGAACTCTCTTGATAACTGAAGAAATATGATTTATTAGCTTCATCAAACACACCATCATGTAATCTGATACCTAAAAATTCTTTTTGACTTACTGGAATACCGAATTTCTGTAAAATAAACAACGATCTATCAGGAATTAACATAAACTGAAGATCTGGATTAGGTGTATACATTTCGGATAACTTATCTTGACGCCATTTATCTGTTTGAGGTAAGTAATTTGGTGATTCTCCATCACCTAGTTTACCTAAATCGTGAAATAATGCGGCAAAGACAAGCTCTTCTATGGTGTAATCAATTGTTCCACCCATCTCCTCGTATAACCTCGACTGCTTTACCGCATATTCCACAACCCTATTTACGTGATCGACATAACCACCTTGGAATGCATTATGATACCATGTCTTTGCACTAGCAGGAGCTAAAGCATACTCTTCTTGGAATGAATCTATCATAGATAAAACCTTATCCTTACGGTTGGTAATATAGGTTTCGACTATTTTTAAGTGCTTTTCGTAGTTTTTTTGGATTTGCTCCTTAGTCAATGACATATTAGATTAATTTTATTGATTTATTATATATATTTATATACTTATATATTATATCTTATTATATATTTATATATTTCTATAATAATATAAATTAAGATAATGATTATTTTTCAAAGTATCAACTCTTTTATGGAGTTTTTTTGGGTTTAGGTGTTTTATCCCTTTTATCGCCGCCGCGAAAAGCGCAAGTCGCATCGCGAGTTTTTGTTTATTCGTCATCTACCATCTTATATGGTTCACCAATCTTTTCGATAACACTTATGGCTTGTTCAACGGTCATATTAAAGAACTCTTTCTTTTTATTGGTTCTATTACCAAGTGAGGACTCTAAATAAGCATGTATTTCTTTCTCTAGATCATGAGCATTAAAGCATGGGTATTGATACTCAACCTTAAAGTCTAACGGAACACCGGTAGCCGCATTAATCTGCTTTACTCTATGAGACGGTTTATTCTTAGTAAAGCCTATCTTAACGAGACCCGGCATAGTATCATTAGTGAGTATATAGATATATTGAGCGTTAGTAAGGCCTTTAGGTACTACTATATGCCTGGATCGATTTGTATAGTAAGTAACATCTTCCCAACCATCTTCAGCTTTATATTGTTCAGATTTAGAAGGAGTTAAAGTGAAGTAATGAGCTGGAGTGTTTAATTGATCGTCTTCTACAGATATAAAGCTTTCAGCTTGTTCTGGAGTAATACGGGAGACTTTGATTACATCTTCTTTAGCCATTAGAATAACTTTAATTGATTATCTTCAGACTTCTTTTCTAGCTTATATACAGACTCTACTTTACGAGTAGGTAAGAACCTATTACTACCCCAATCTAATACTTCTCCATCTTTAATAGTTAGAGCATGCTTGGCAACCATCACCATATAGGTACCTTTAGGATGATCTTGTATAAAAGACTTAAGAGTTTTCTTTCTCCATACAGTCTCTCCATATAACTTATATTTGTTCTTAGTATGAGTTTTACCTAAGGCTGTAACTTTAAACTTATTACCGCCTATCTCTAAACCTTTCTCTTCATACTTAAGCATATTAGCTACTATATTAACATTAGGAGTACCTTTCTTATCCGGTCTACCAAAAGTTTCTTTAGCCATCTCATGAGCAGTTTCATAAGCACTACCGGTTGCAACTGCTAATGCTCTAACAAAACAGTCATTCTTTTCATTCTTTGCAAGATCCGAATTGAAGGTCGAATAAGCCTTATTTACATCTAAATACATAACCTTTATTAATTATTATACCTTAATATAGGTACTTTATATCAAACTACCAACTTTTGCGTTACTTTTTTTTAGTAAGTCAACGTATTTTACTATAATAGCACATTTCTCATATTGCTCTATTCTTTCATAGTAGTAAAGGTAGTCTTCTAAAGCAGCTATAGCATGAGTAAGTTCGTAAGAATCACCTATCTCAAATTGTATCTCATCTATATTGATACGTTTTAAATACTTCAATAGGTTATTGTAATATTTGTACTTAACTGCTTTACGAGCTTGCTTGTATCTTTCTGGGTATTGACGCATATACATCATATCCATTAATCTATAATTTTCCAATCCCCTTACTACCATGTTAACAAGCACATAAGGATTGTTCATAGTATCTTCAATACCATGCTCTTTATAGATCTCTTCATCTCCTTGTTCGAAGATAGAAAATAGTGTATGTGGATCGAGCTTGCTCATCAATAATAAATATAGGCAAAAATCTCCCGAATTTTTTCCCTTAGGATAGTTGGTGTTCTTACCAAAAAGTTCTATATTAAATATATGAATCAAGATGTAACAATTGCTATACTAACCTATACCATTGTGATGTTGGTGCTGAATATTGTAAAAGATTATATAATAAGAGCATATAAACACAATATACCAGCTTCCCATATCGGCAAGTCTAATAAAAGATGGTGGATAGCTTATAGTATAGGCCTTATTATTTTATACCTTCTATATGGAAGAGGATCGCCATAAGATAACCACTTATGATGTGATAATGGCTTTATTAAGTGTCATTATAGGAGGAATGTTTTGGCACGGATGTGCTTACCTTATGATATACTTCTCTCTTAGTTAATATATACATATATAAATATATATAACACTATATACTGAAAGTGAGCAGATTGAGGGAGATAGCTATGGCAGAATCCTGCAGACTACCAACCTCTTAGGGAACATTACTGGCAATGTGCAGGCATGGTTAGGTCAAGCTTAGGTCGAGGTGAGGTAGGACTTCCGGAAGGACTTAGCAAGGACAAAAGATCCAAAGCGAGGCATAGAATAAATAAAACAACCCAGCTATAAATAAACAATCCCATATATAAGGCAGATACTTCTTCATATTATACATTAGTTAAAGTTTGACCATTCATCTCTATATGTACATCTATCTTGGCTATAATACGTTCTAGCCTTAATAGGTCATCACCTTTAACATCTGACTTACTATATAGATCATATATAAGCTCTTCATATAGGTAGCCATCAAAGAGGCCATATAACATATTCTTTATCGATCGATCTCTTACTTGACTGATAAGCTCTAAGACAAATGAAGTATCACCCATACTGAATACCTCATGTCTATTAAAGCGTTTATACCCTAAGGCGTCTTGGAATGACTTCTTTACTTCTTCTGAAAATTGTTTTAACTGCTGATCTCTCATATAACCTTTATTTTAATATACCTTAATATAGGCATTATCCCTCTAACTACCAACCGTTTTATAGGCTTTTTTTAACGCTATATAGAGGAATCCGGAACAGGGAGGTGGCCGGCCCTTGTCTTCCCTTCCATTTACTTACACATTACCTGCCGTAATCCATATAGGTTATATACCATAAAACGTATACTATATAATCATATACTTATATCTTTATATACTTATATACATTATTGTAGTCATTTATAGTAATATAGGTAAGAGATAGCTTATCTAACTTATATCGATTATCTCTCTTAATGACTTATAGGCTATCATATACTCATGTAAGGGTCAAAGTCTACACTACCTCAGAGATAAGCTTTAGCTTATGCTTGTATACCCCAGTACTGCCGATGAGTTGATAGGATGGATGGAACACTTGTGAAAAATGCGCGTGACCCCTTCGGGTGGAAGAAAAAAAACGCCCCCACCCTTACGCCGCCTCACTTATCATATTGAACAACCACATTAAAAAGCCTATAGTAAACATAATACTTATACCACATAGAGCTATTGAAGCTATTATATAAGATGTCTTTATGCCATGTCTATCGTAGTAGTTCTCTCTCTCTTTCATATTGCTGGTTTAATGTATTAACTTCTAAGTATGTCTGATAATCATCATCGTTGGCATAATAACCCCAATGTAATAAGCTTTGCTGTACCCTCTTGCCTACTTCTAGACTCTTTGCCTCATGCATCTTCTTATAGATGTTTCTTCTCCATCTACCTTTATGACCACAAAACTCTTGCCAGCGTCTAATCTGTCTTTCGTCATCTTCATGCCTTCTACCCATATCGTATTTACAATACCATTCAAACCATCCATAAGGATCATCTTGATGCATCCATCCCATCTCTTTCCAATACTCATACGGCATACCGCTTCTAACTTTAAACTTATTGATAGATGGCTTATAAGTCTCTCCTAAGTATAAGCTTGTATCTAAGCCTTTGAAATGATAATCAAATAACTCTTGATACTCATAGTTAGTATATTCTTCTATGACTAAACCGAAATAGCATCCTCCAAATGCTCCTTGTTCGATTATCTCTCTGGGTGTTAATAAGGGTTTAAAGTACATTTACATTTGGTTTAAGGTTATCTTTTGTAAACCACATAGTAAGTGAATAACGAACACCTTTAGTTACTTCAGTAACGCTATGAGTTAAACCAGAATCAAATAATGCTATTGTACCTAAACCTTTCTCTACTTGTTGACCTCTTACGATCAAACTACCTCCTTCATAACCTTCATTTAGCTGTATAACAGCAGTAATTAACCTATCTTTAATAGACTCAACCCCTGGCATTCTATCTTTATGATCTTTAAACACTCCTCCAACTTCGTACTTTGCATAATTAAACGTAGAAGGAAGGCTTACTATATCAAACTGTTTTAACTTAGGAAGAAGTATTTCTCCTATCACATCCCTATACCCCAACACACAACCGTAAGCAACTCTTTGACTAGAGTATCCTATTACATCTTCTGCTCCAACAAGGCCTAACCTATTCCATACAGGAGGAAGCTCTAAAAGTGAAGCACATTCAACCGAAGAAAGAAAATTAGACTTACTTACACTTAACATACTTACGAAAGATCTAGTTCTTTTATAAGCAACTTTCTTCTAAGTCTTCTATACATCTCCGATACGAGTTCATCTGATGTAAGCTCTCTCATACCGTACTTGTTGTAACCCACATAACTACTTTCTATTTCTAAAAACAAGTTAGTATACTTCTTAGCAGCAGTGATATGATCCATATTTTCACATGAATCAATCACCCGCATAGCCTTTTTATAGTTACCTAAGATATTGCTCCTCATATTACTTAATTTGATTTGAGTTGTAACGGATCATTTGATCAATCTTATCCCATCTAACTCTATCAATAGTCTGAGTTTCTACTTTAGTCTCATTATCCCAGTTACGAAATTCTTGAGTAACTTCAATATCAGCTGACTTACCAGAAGCAGTAGTACGAAGTACTTTTAAGTTACGAACGTTTCTTAATGACCAATCAAACTTAGCTTCTAATTCAGGCAATCTACCTCTATCATCACGTTTGAAATCAATACCGGTGCTTGATAACTTAGCAAGACGCTCTTCTTTCTCTAAGCTTTTAATAGCATTTCTTTGGTCATTAATAGCATTGGATAACTTTCTTCTCTTATCCCATAAAGGAGATCTAAGATCTGAGTATCGTTTAGTAATTTTGTTCCACTCTGCTACTATGTCATCTTCAAAGTCAATAGCAACATTAGTAAACTCTTTTAGTGCATCTAAACGATTTAACACCCATTCACCAATACCTTCGGCATTAAAGCTTCCATATGAAAAGCTAGTCTTCTTAACTTCTTCGTTATCATCAGTCCATCTAGAACGAATACTAAATGAAGCAATATCCCAGTTACTACTCTCATTCTTGAGACAAACATATTCATCTCTAGCTTCAATAATAAAACCAGGAGCTGAAGGAGTAAAGTATCTTTCAAACATTAACTTAAGCTCATTACTCTTTCTATAAGCTAAGTTCATGATACGAGTTTCAAGAATACTTTCATTCTCTTTTAACTGATCTAATCGTAAATTTAAAATGTCTAATCGTTTCATAACCTTTATAAATATCTAATTAACTATACCTTAATATAGGCAATAAAAGTCGTACTTACAACTTTTTTCCGAACTTTTTCTTGTATAGTTCAAAGTATCTTTTACCTACTCCTATTTCTAAAATCTCACAATCCTTAGGAAGTAAGTTACTACGATTGGTAATAAGTTTATCTGGACATCTAAGGTCTTTGAACTGCTTTACCATTACATTCTTTCCGTACTTAGTTTTATAAGCAACTGCAATAGGAGTATATTCTCTAGCCATAACTTTCTACTTCTTTAACATGTTTACATTTCTTGTGAGCAATATAACCCCAACAGTCACAGCTGAGCTTACCGCTCTTATTACGTCTAACTTTATACTCTTTATCAGAAGAAGCACTTTTAAAACTCCAAGTTTCTGGTTCAATGAAAAGCTCATCAAAAGGTTTCTTTTCAACTATCAAGTCATCATGAGTAGTTTGAGGATGCACCTCCATATAAGAAGGAGTATGAATCTTCTTTCCATCTCTTGTAATAAAACCTCCTTTACCTACATTAGTATAAGGTATAGTGTAGTAATGTCTTTTTACCCAAGTACCTGAAATAGGATCTGATTGAGAGAAAGCTCCTTCACTGTAAACTATCTCGTTATTTACATTCCACAATGCCATATCTATCCTTTATATAAGTTACTACCCCATCCAGTTCTTTGGTCCATCTTTCTAATACTATCTGCAGCATCAACATTCTTGATAATTTCAGTTTCAGCATACTCAGTCTTACCAGCAATAACATTTCTAACATACCATGCTTTAGTAGTAGAGCAATTTACACACGTCTTGGTATCAGGTAAAGCTTTTACCCTAAGAGGATTAATCTCAACACCACACTTACAACAACTACGCATGGGTCAAATATTGATCAACACTCCATTCAATAAGCATCTGCAAATCAGCTTCAGCATCACCTAGTTCGTTCCAATCATCAACGATAGCATCTACGATACTTGCAACCTCATTATTAGTAAGGGTAACTTTCAATTCATAAAGTTCAGTAAGAACTTCATCTTTAACGTAACTTCTAAAATTTATCATAACCTTTATTATTTATATACCTAAATATAGGCATAATTATTCAGAGTAACAACTTTTTCTTAAGCTTTTCCTTTATTCCAGATAGGTAAAGCACCAGTTTTAGATTCAAACTGAGTAAGTAGATTCTTTTCTAGTATTCGATAGTTAATACCATTTGGTACTTTTACACCTCCAAACTCTACTATATAAGAAGGACATTCTAAAAATAGAATAGGATAGGTCTGTTCATCACCCATATTCTCTCTTACCATAGTGTTTGTAGGTCCGTTATGACTCTCATAACAGGTAAATCTATGACGAAGGTTTTGAGTTTCTCCTATCTTTAAAATACCATCACCTTTACAAATAAGATAAACACCCATCTTGGCTTCCGGAGAGTAACCTTCTTGCCACTGCATCTGAACTTTATGCTTCTTGGTAATAGTGTTTGACTTAAGTAATTGTCCAACTGGGACGAAACCTACTGATAAATAATAATTGTAATCCATAACCGTTGTTTAGTGAACCAGACAGGATTCGAACCTATGACCGTCTGCTTAGAAGGCAGATGCTCTATCCAGCTGAGCTACTGGTCCTTAATTTAAATACCCCCTATTAAATTTTATAATAGGAGATATTATTAATTTTTATTAGAGTTGATTTATCTAACAAATTTAACCTTGCGGGGGTATTAAAATAATAAAAAGGGCGGTAATTTTTAATAAAATCTAACATATAACATTTATTTAATGCTTAAATATAGGCATTATTTTTCAGACTACCAACTAAATTCTATAGTAATATCTTTTTTATTACAGTAAATCTCATAAGAGTTATACCTGTTATCTGCTTTAAAAAGTTTATTGAAACTAAATATTTCTATCTCTTCATTATTTAAGTATCCGTAAATACCGTTGTATTGGTAGTCTATACCAATACCTTTTAATGCTCCAGTTAAGTAAGGAGCTTTAGCTTTCTCTTCAAATTGTTCAAATGGGATTGTAATAGTCATACTAGTTACTTAATGGTGCTTTGATTGAAGAATGAGATTTATAATCTAGTAACTCAACATCAAAATCTCCTGTGTAAATATCGTAGTAGTCTATTTTAACGTAGGGTAAGTCAAATGGTTTTCGTAAAATTTGCCTAGCTGCTTGATCTAAATGATTTTTATATAAGTGTACATCTCCAAAGTTACCTATGAGTTCTCCAGGTTTATATCCAGTCTCTTCACATAGTAATAAAAGTAATAAACCGTAACTACTAATGTTAAAAGGTACACCTAAGAATAGGTCAGCACTTCTTTGATTCCATATGAGAGAGAGCTTACCATCTGCTACATAGCATTGAAAAGAATAATGGCAAGGAGGTAAAACCATCTTATCTAAATCATCTACATTCCAAGCATTAACCATATGTCTTCTGCTATCTGGGTTGTTGATAAGACCCACTATAAGGTTCTCTAACTGATCAATACCGTTCCAATCTCTCCATTGCTTGCCGTAAATAGGACCTAAATCACCATCTTCTGGACTACCAGCTTTAATATAATCTCCATCCCATATCTTACAGTTGTTATCTTGAAGGTATTTAATATTAGTGTCACCTTTTAGAAACCATTTTAATTCTGTCACCATAGTCTTGAAGGCTACCTTCTTAGTGGTTAAGATAGGAAAGCCTTCTGACATATCATGTCTTATAGTTCTTCCGAATAGTGATAGAGTACCGGTACCAGTTCTATCATCTTTAAGTGTACCTTTTTCAAGTACTGATTTTAAAAGGTTCTGATATTGTTTGTCTAAGTTATTACCCATAGATAATAATTTGATCGTCGCTGTTAAGGGCTTTCAGTTTTCTAAGAGGACGGCGATTAGGAGGGCGTTTTTCAATTCTAGTGTAAACTAAATTGTCAATTTTGATGTGTTCCCCTTCAATTATAAAATCTAAAAATGAAGTTGGAATTCTTGATTTAAGAATGTAAAGTAATTTCATAATATATCGTTTTTTTATACATACAATATAAGAATAATTAACTTATTACACAACTTAAATTGCTGTTTTTTCAATACCCAACTCAGCTTTTGTTAAAAAAAACAACCATGAATATCTTTTACCTTTAGTTACCTTAGTAACCTCATGTTCTAGAGAAGCATCAGTAAGGTAAATTTCACCTGCCTTTCTAGGTATTTCAAAATCTGGGTTATAGTATATTAACCTTCCACCTTCAAAGTCTTCATTTAATACACCTCCTACAATCTTCTCCCATATGTCCATTCTATGTTTATCGATATGACGTTCAAATTTCATACCAGGGTAGTATTCGAAATTATTGAAATAAGCCGTTTCTCTTACAGTATTGTTAGGGTATCCATTTTCGTCTAAATAGTCACCAACTATATCAAAAAACCATTGTGTTTCCTCAGTTCTTTCAACCATAGACATTTGATAGTCTATTCTTGACTTTTTCAAACCAGCAGAAGTGTTTATTTCTCCTTCTTTGAAATCATTTATATTTTTACTCTTATGTACTGGGTGTTTATGTAAATCTATTAACTTTTTACATTGATCTTTGGTAAGTTTCATAGTATGTTTTTTACTGTCCGGGTTTGTTGTTTCTCTATATTGATACATAGGCTACCTGCATAGACTAACCTGTCGATATCACAGTTCGGTGTTGGAACGGCAGTATGTCTTAAATCAGCAGGAAAAATAAACCAATCTCCTTCTTCAGGTAAAAAAGAATGTCTAACTCCATTCTCATCTTCAAAGATTATACACCCCTCATTACCTTCAAGGTTTTTTGGTTGTTGTATATAGTAAGTAAAAGTAAAGTCTGTAAATATCTTACTTCTACCATTAGGGTGTACTAAAAGATGTTGGTGCATCCATTCTAAATTAAAATTTTTTGTTTGAGTGTACACCCAATAATGTTCAGCAAAATTACGAAAAGGTTCACCTGTAAATTCAGTAATTCTCTGTTTTATAATATCATTAACACCTCTAAAAATTTCAGCATTAGTTTCCATCCAAAGAGAGTCATTGTCAATATTTACTAAATTCTTTTTATTCAATTCAATCAAACGAAGAAATTCGTCTTTTTTGGAACTAAAGTTTAAATCCTTACCTCTATGAATGGTAAAACGGGAAGATAGTTTTATTGGTTTCATATAACATGAGTCTGTTTAGATTTAATCCTATTGGAACCTTTTTTAAATTCACCGTTAACAAAATAAGTCCAATTTATCTTATGCATACCTCCAACGTGACGAGTGTAGTTTAGTCCAGATAGGTCGTACTCATACAAATTAAGTTCCGATTGATCTCTTATTGTAAAGTAATTCCATATTGATAAAATACATCCACTGTTAGCCACTTTTGCTGCATAATTTTCAAACATACGGTAATTTGGGTCGTAATGAGTGTCCATAAAAATACCATCATACTTAATGTTGAGTTGAGGTATAATCTCAATCCAATCTCCAAAAATGATATTGGTGTTAGGTCTTCCTTTTGCCCAAGCAGATGCTTTCTTGTAAATTTGAGGGTTTATTTCAATGCAAGTGTAACTGTCTGCCAGTTCAGACATTTTATTAGCAGAAAAACCCATACCAAACCCTATATCTAAAACATCTCCTTGATTTTGACAAACAATTCTAGCATACATTTCTGTAATACCTTTTGATGCAGCTTCCATAACCACACTCCTAGGGTTGTCTTCTAGTACTATTTTACGGTCATCAATTATAACTTTTTTATTCCTCATAAAATCTTTTTTCTGTCCAACCTTTCGTACCTTTGGTAGTTACTCACAATCTCCTGACCTTCTCTTATGTCTCTGGTAGTTAAACGAGTATCTTTATCAAAGTTATGATTTTTTCCGCTATTTACAAAATAGTAAGGTGTGGTATGTATCCAATGACACCCTTTAGTCAACCATACATGAGTATCTGAATTAGAAGGAAAGTCTGGGCCATATAAAAAAATGCTCTTTACATGGTGGTAAAGATCATATGGAAGAGTTTTAAGAAGTTCCTCTGCTATTGGGTAATTTCCCGTTTCACCTAACCAAGGTTCAAATATCTTAGACGAGCAAGGGATGTCACGTACTGCAAACACCCCTACTCCTGATATTCTGCTTGGCTTTAATCTAGTAAAAACTTTACTAGAAATATAACCAAATGCATCCATTATGTGTGCTTAGCAGCAAATAATTCAAAAAATTTATTAAGTGTAGTATTTATTGAGCTAGCTTCGGCATCTGTTACAGACGTAGTGTTTCTATTAACTGCTTGAGATGCTGTTACTTTTTTATAAAGTGTTGGTGTGTTCATATCTTACTTATTATGTGCTACAATATTTCCAGCAATATAGTTATGGTATTCTTCAACAGTAAAGTTGTAAACAGGTGTATCAGCTGGTGTTGATACTTGGTTAATTACCTCTACCTCTATCCATTCATTATCTTTTGTATTGAAAATAAAATCTCCCACTTCTAACTTTGAAGCCTCTCCTGATGAAGCATAAGGTTCCTGGTTAGGATCTGGTACTAATGACTTCCAACCTTCTTTAGTCAAGAAAGGATGTTCTGGTGTAAACTTCAATGCATCATAGTCGTTAAAATAATACACTGAAGTATCGTCGCCAAGTACTTTACATGCCTCAGCATGATCTCCAACTGTATGACTATGATCTACTGCTGTTACATTACCGTGTACGATTTCACCATCTACATACGATTGTACTATATCTCCAACTGCAATATCTTGAATAAACTTATAGGAACCATCAGATAAAGTAATTTTCGTGTCAGCTACAAAACAAGTAGGGTCTCCTCTGTTGTGAGCTAAACGTTGGTAAACGTAGTAATTATGGTTATCTTTTACTTGACGTAAGTTATAAACTACCTTTTCGTCGTTTTTAATTTCTATTTTAACTATTTTAGCAACTGTACCATCAGCTTTGAGTATCTCACATCCAATAGAAATAAGCTTAACATCTAAATCGTACTTATCTTTAGAATAATCTGGATCGCTAGATACCCAACCGTGAACGTTACAGTATAGTGGGTGGTCTAATGTAGCTTCGATAGTAGTACCGTCATCAAATGTATACTCAACTGTTTTACTAACTACCTTAGAGGTAATTGCTTCAACTGGTTTGGCTTCATTTACCTTAGCTACAAAATTATAAGTAAGTACTTCATCTCCTACCTTGATATCCTCTATTGATTTAGAACTACCATCTGGTAAAGAAATTTGTGTACCTTCTACAAAGCAAGGAGCATTGTGAGCAACAATAGAGTTAATAGCAGATGAACCACTTAAGATAATTGTATCTGTGTCTTCAACATCTAATTCAACTACATTAATATCTGTGTCTGTAGTAACGTAAAAATTTACTTCATCTATATCTACTAAGTCACCTGATCTATTAACAAAATAATGAACGTCTGCTTCAAGATCTACTGCAGGTTCGAACTTCATTACATTTGACTGAGAGTTGTAAACTAAAAAGTCTTTTCCGGAACCAGCAAAAACTATGTCACCATTCACATCAAGTTCGATTAAAGCACCGTACTTTAACTTAGTTGTATCTGAAAATACCACATCTGATGATGTTAAATATGATCCAGAAGGAAACGTTGAACCGCTAACTCCCCATGAAAATACTTCTGCATCATTTTCAGTCATTGGAGACCCTGAAACATAGTATGAAGCAAGCTTATCTCCTACAGAAGCTGATTGCATTTCAACAAATGTACCATCTGCATATTCTACTTCATGAGAGCCTAATAAACCTCTGTTAGATCTTTTAACAAAGTTAGTAGTGTACTCATAGAAGTGTTCGTCACCTAATTTATTAGTGTACCTAGATGATGTATATTCCGGAAGAGATGTTGGATGATCAAAGACAGCACAAACCCTGTAATTAAGGATGTTTATCCAATCTAAATTTGATCCGTAAACAATACCAAACTGACGAATGGATGTAATTTTGTTACCATCTAAAGAAGATGAATGAAAATTAAACTTTTCAATTAACTTATCATCTGCCTTGTTCTCAGCAATAAATGCATCCCATCTAGCTTGATCTGATTCTCCACTTGTTTCCGAACCGATCTTAAAAAAGTCGATTGGGTTAAATGATTGATCAACATCTTTTATGACTGCATCTGGAAGGCCATCGCCGTTAAAAGAAGGGGTCAAAGTATTGTACACCGTACCGTCAGACGATGAATGATAGTACTCAGAAGTGTATGTATTTGTACCGTCACCACTTGCAGAGGTAAATAAGTTAAATACATTAAGTCTGTTCTTAGCATATGTACTATCGAATATTGCCGATTCATCATATGCTAGTCTTAAAATAAATTTATTACTTGCATCATCTACTGTTACAGGGTAAATTACATTACGATCCTCAGGATGTTCGTATATATTAGTAATAAACGTAGCATCTGTGTTTAAGATCGATTTTATCTTTGCAAGTATGTTTCTGTGAATAACTGGTTTGTAAATAATGTCTACAGAAGTAATATTATTATCAGACATAACACTAATCCATCCAGATAAGTCTAGATCAGATAAAGCATCTGTTAAAAATGCAGTATCTGTGTTAAGTTCTAATAATCTAAGATTCTCTGATGAGTCTTTTACAAAATCAGCCGAAAATAAGGTACCTTTCATAGTCCGGTTTATAAGTTTATCTAGATTTATTAATAAATATCATGTTGTTAAGTAAATATGTAAGCTCCATAGCCAATTAGTAGGTTAAAATTTACTACGACTAGGTTCCATTGCTTGGCTATCCAAACTTGGGGAAGAGATAGAAGAGCTCCTGCTATGTAAGTGTAAGCTCCAATATTATCATACGGTAGTAAATAAGGTGACATCATAATAAAAGATGTACCCATATAACCTAACCTGTTACCAATTCGTTCAACCGGAGATAACTTACGTTGTTTAACTAAGTAACGTAAGAAGGACCTGTACCATCTAAACTCACAATGACGGCAGGTCTTTTTCTTTTTACTCTTAAAAAATATCTCAGGTCTTTTCTGGTTGCATACGTTACACTTTCTCATAACATTCCTTGCAGAGTTGTCCTGCTCCTTCTATGTAACCATGTCTATAGTAAATGTTGTCATTAAATCGATACTCTGTATCTGTGCCACAACTTACACATTTTTCAATTGGATTGTTCATAACTTATTTAATTTTCCCAGTAATCATTTACAAGGTGTTCACCAAATATTGCTACAGATATTTTCTGTACCATATCCATGTACTCAACAAATGTAAGATCATCTCTCTCCTTGCTGATGGTAATTTCCTCGTCGTAATGTTTAACTGATATTTTCATTACAACTGTCTTTATGTTTATTAAACCAACCTCCACACTTACATTTAATATAGTATGCTGTAGTTGCTATTAGCGGTGAGCTAGCAAAGGCAGTCCAAATGTTTGGATGCCAATGCTCACCGCATATACCTAACGTATGCTTTATAACTTCTACCATAATAGTTTCTTACGAAGTGCTCTTCTTTTATTACCGTACTGATCGATTCTGTAATCTAAAGTACTTTTGTAACTCCTTACTCTCTTAAGATGGAATTTAAGAACTGAATATAATCTATCTCCTCTCATCTGTCTTTTAGAAAAGCCTCCGTTGCCTTTATCCACAGCATCATAATACCATTCGTTATATTGCTTTTCTCTTTCTTTACATAGCCAAATACAGTAGTTTAAGCCTTCTTTTTCTTCAACTAATTTAGATATTTTTTTATTCTTAAACTTACCAAATGTTAACTTATAATTGTCATTTCTCCTTCTAACATCTGCTTTTCCTTCTTTAACTGCTTGAGAATGGTTCATAACTTCTACCATTATTCAAAAAAACTATAAGATTCTCCACCTCTATTGCCGACAACCCAGTCGATAAACTTCTGGATATCTTCTTTAAGGTAAACTGATAATCTTCCTTTGCGTCCTGCAATTGCTTTAGTTCCTACAGTTCTAATAACATTATCAGTTTCTTTTTCGAATTTCCAAATCATATTATCGATAGATCTTTTAGCATATGTATAACCAACTGCATCTGACAAAAGATTTATAATTTGATACTTATCAACTACATCTGAAGGTTTGTACCCTTTTCTGGTTCGAGTAGAAGTTTTAACTGCTTCTGATTCGTAAAAAATTGCAAAAGCTCTCTCAGAATGGTAAAGACGCTCTTGAAATCCTTTCTTCCACTCATTCTGTAACCAAGGACTGATTTCAGTGATTTTCTTGCCCCTGTGTTTACTCCAAGGAAGAACAAAAGAACCGTCGTTCATTTTAGAGATATCTTTTTTCATATCTCTAATAGCTGCATAAAGATATGCTTTTCTATCGCTGTTGTAAGGAAAATCGTACACATTTTCTCCTTTAAAATCGCCCATTGGCCACTCATAATAATTTTGATCTTTCATGTAACCTAGTTTTAAAATTAATATTCTATAATATAGTAAAAAAAGTTGTAACTACCACCCCTATACTAGGGAGGTAGCTAACTTAAACAACTTTTTATTTACTTCCATATCCTTTTCGAAAGACTTAATCTTTCTAACCTTTCTAACTTTAGCACCTTTTAATGCAGCATGAAACTCTCCTTGAGTAATCTTTTCTTGAACTACGTTAAATACTCTCCATAGATCGTTTCCTTTATCCTCATCACGTTTAGGATCTAAAATATCATCAATAGTCTCTTCATCATAGTCAAGAGTCTTAACTCCTGCTCTAATAAGCATAGCATCTAAAGCAAGTTTTCTCTTCTCATCTTCAGTTAAGATTCTATTCTTCATATCGTTCATAATCTGAACTTTATTAGGGAGATCTTCCACAGCTTGTTTAACTACATTACGTAACTCTTCAAAAGTATATCCTTTATGCTTAATCTTAAAGTCACTAAACTGCTCATCAGCTACCACTAAACCATTTGAACATACTAGTCTAAATATACCAACACTAAACTTAAATGCTTGCATACCATCGTGACTATTAGTCAATAAAATTCTAGGGTAAGCATTATCTCCATCCTCAGAAGTAATCTGAATATCAGGATTCTGAAAAGCAACCATATGCTTTGAAAAGATAGTACCTTCTTTCTTTCTAGATTTACGTTGAGCAGCCTGAACAGGTTTCCATCCTAACTTATCTAAATCATCAATAATAGTCTCTGTATTAACAAACAAATACTTTTTACTTAAATCTGGATTAGTAGGAGCATCAGCAAAAATAAGAGGAGCTGAATTTCTAATTTGATCTTTGGTAAGGTATCCATCTAAACCTTTACCGAAACTTAACATAACGTCACTCATAATATAACCTTTAACTTTTTATTTATACTTAAATATAGGCATAAAAATTGTAACTCACAACTTTTTTACCAACTTTTTGCTGCTTCAAGAAGCTTCCAACAATCAATCTGCTCATCCGGAAGTTCATTAGCATGTAAATGCTCTAAACAACTCTCTAAAGCATTAACCCATTGACTCTTAGGTAAACTGATTTCGTATAAAGTGTCAACGTCGTCAAACTGTAACTCAAACAATTGAGCAGTTCTTTTATTAGCTTGCATAGCTTTTTCTACTCCTTGAACTATACCTCTAGTAACTGCTAAAGTCTTATTTTTAAATAGACCTTCAAACTCTTCTGTGGAACTAAAATTTAAACGTATCATACTCTTACTTTACTACCTGATTGATTTTCTTCGTATTGCTCTTGAAAATATTTAGAGGTTTCACTTTCAACAAACGTCTCAGTACCTTTGTAAGGAACGTAGTTATTCGTACCCCACATAAAGACAGGTCCATGGTACTCTTCAGTAATCATCGGTACGTTATAAATCTCGTTTTTACCTTGAGGTTTTACAGGTTTAGTATACCGTCTAGGACCATCAAAAGATCTAAACTCTCTTGAAGTAACTCTATACCATTTTCCTTTTATACTAATTTCCAACACTGCAGCAGTATCGAAATCGTAATGCATTTTTACTAAATGACCTCGTTTTTCTGACATAACCTTTACTTTTATATTTAACTAAATATAAGAACTTTATTTCGTAACTCCAAATATTTTCTTAGCTTTTGGTAAAATACTTTTGATCATTTTATCATACTCTGGATGTTCAGCATATCTAGCATTTACATAATCTATATACTGATCTTCATCTTTAATATCTGAAAGATACTCTGAGTAATAGAGAGCATAATCATATAGTGATTCCTTCCAGTTATTATAGTAGGCATGTTTATGCTGTGTACCAACAGCTAAGTGGGCTCTAATCTGAGCTTCTTTCATTCCGAATAGATTGTTGTTCTCTCGGTAGATTCTTGACGTCCATGCTCCAGTTTCGACGTAACTTTGAGCATATACGATATGAGGAAAATTAAAATTAAGACGCTTAATTTCCTCAACGAACTTTTCTTCAGTAAATTTTGTTGCTTCATTGATTACAATATATCGTTCAACAGGTGTTAATTTTTCTACTACATCCACTCTTGCTGGACGAGCTATTCCATACAGCATAAAAGCTGCGGTTGTTAAAGTCCATACCTTTAACCATTTAACATAACTTACTTTCTTAAAGGACAGAGAGTCCTTGTCATACTTGTAAAGTTCCATAAAAATATTTGTTAGATTTAAAATAGATCGAGGAAAGATGAATCGATCTTTTTGTCTCTTAGTTTGTCGTTTAGTTCCGAACGTTTCACTAAATCGTCCGCTACTTTTCTTTCCAACGGCTTTCGCTTTTTCCAAGTCGAAAACTTGTTTGATTTTTTCGCAGGCATGTTTATAAATAGTTTTATAACCTTGAGATATACTCTTCACCTGGTAATTTTTGTTCATCGTCATCATAAAGTCCTAGTTCTTTTAAGTGTTCTATATGGCTTTCATCCATACTCCAATCCTTATTTTCATGAGAATGATCAACTTTTTGAGTGATATCAACTTTAATTTCAACTTTCTCTGAGCTGGTCCCATATAAGAAGTTACAGTTAAGGCATAAAAATTCTAAATTATCTAGTTTATAATTTTTTACATCTCCATCTCTGTGACTTATAGTCAAAGGTACTTGAGTATCAGTTACTCTTCTTTCTGAAAAACCACAACGTTCACATTTCTCTTCTTTAAGAGCTTCAAAGACTATTCTATTCTTAATTTCATTTTTGAATTTATCGTCAAAATGTTTTGGTGATGTTTCACCGTTAATGATAGCTTTAAACTCCGGAAGTTTCTTAGATGAGTATTTAGTAATACCCCTACCTTGTTGGTTTTTATGAGCCTCTAACAAAGTAACTCCTTCGTCATTCTTATACATTCTTGCATACTTCTTGTAATGTTCGTAAGAGACGTTGAGATGTCTTGCTGCATGCATATTCGACTTAGTTGCCTTCATAGCACCCATTATGACTTCTTTAGTAAGTATCTTTGATGGACGACCTTTAGCCATTAGTAATCAATTCCTTCTATACCTTCGTGTTCTTTATTAGGGTCAAAAGAATCGTACTCTTCTTCTTCGTCATCTAATACTTGAGTTACTTTTTCTTTTACTGACTGCGATACAGCAGCTTCATCAGTATCTAGATCAAGCATCTCAATATGAACTTTCTTACCAGATAACTCTGCTTCTTTAGCAGCTATAGAACGAGCTTTGTCTTGATCCATAATAATAATATCATTATAAGTATGGTCTCCAGAACCTTCTACTGTGGTAATTCCCACAACTGGTTTTGCAGTTGAACAGCTAACACAAACGTGATAACCTAACTCTACTCTTTTTACTGGTAATACGTCCTCGTTACAAGAAGGACAAGTTGTCATTTCTAATTTCATATATAACCGTTTAAAAATTTATCGTATAAATATAGGCATTCTAAATCAGAAAACCAACTATTTACTAAATTTTTTTATAACATTCCAAACATCAGATGGCTCTTTGAAAGGTACAGTCTCTTCTTTTTTATTCTTTTCTACTGTGATAGTACCATCCCATTCCTTATCTGGAACTAATTGATAAAGGTACATTTGTATTAAAGCTAACTGCTCTTTATTAAAATGCATCTTCATAAGATCTTCTATAACTCTAAAGAATTGATCTTCGTATGTTGTCATGTCCATACCAATTTCTTCTGCCATAAAATCTCTTCTATCTTCTATTTGACGTAACTGTTTAATAACGCCAATAAATAACTTTTTATTCATAGTCTCTTTATCGGGAGATTTACTTATGATTCGGTAAGAGAGTGGGTGTATAGAATGTAAAACTTGCCTTATCCTTTTTCTTGGATGCACCATAAACTACACTTCATCGTTAGAATTACCATCGTTACTTGGATTCTGACCTGCTAAAGCTTTACGAATAATCTTATCGAAATATTCGATGTAAATGAAGAATCCTATGATAGTTTTATCTTTTAAGTTTCTATCTCTTTCGACTCTTAAATCGTATGGATCTAAACCTGCTTCTAATCTTCTTTCAAGTTCAATGGCTATGTCATTCTGCTCAGTGGCAGTTATTGAGCCAAACTTAGTAGGAAGGAATTGAACCTTGACACCTTTCTTTTGAGGATCTTCATTAGTGTCCACTTTAAGAACAAAAGTATGACCTGCAAAATTAATTTTTGCTGCTTCGTTAAGAGTCTTTCTGATAAGTTTAGTTAAGTTCTTCATAATAATAAATAGTTACCCAAATAGCATTTGTTTGTCAGATGATGATCCTTCAGAGATTATCTTATGCTCAACTATATGTCTGTTTCTACACCACTGTTGGATTGACCAATCAATTCTATCTGTAGTAAGTTCTACAGTTTCTTTTTTTCCATCACCGTGAGTAAATTCTACTTTATATGTTTTCATAAGTGAATAAGTTTATCTGTATATTCAGTAAGTGAGTTAATAGTGATAGATAAATTACCTAAATTAAATTTACCTACACTTCCACTATCTTTAATAATTTGAGATAGTTTCTGTATATAAATAAAGTCGTCGTTGCTAAAACTCTTACCGTCTATGTTAACTACAATATCAGAATCACACGATAGTTGTTTGTTAATACGTTTAGACAAGTCTATAATAGTATTTACTTGTTCTTTTTCGATATAACTATCGTAATCAATATCGACACACAAACAATCACACCATGGTTCTAATGCTTCAATAATATTCATATTAGCATTACTAACCACTATACCAACATTGTATTTAGGTGGTACTATAGGTTTCATTAGGTTATCATGCATAACAAAATGACCCCATTTACGGATAAAGTTACGAGTACTTCTCATATTCTGAGCTAGCCATTCTGGACTATCTTCATATATGTTCTTAGCTTTATCTAATGTGTTTCTTCTACTACCTCTTGATGTCATATGGTAAACAAAACCATCCCATACTTGCTTAAACTTAACTCCGTTCAATTGAAACCTATTGAATATATCTGAGTCTTCTTTTGACTGAGGAGCATACAATGGGTCATGACCTCCTATCTCTTGAAAATCTCTTCTATAGAATGCCCATGGAGCAAATATACCTTCAGTTACTTTAGTAGCATCTTTACTCTTTTCATACCATTCTAATACTACCTGCTCTTTAAACTCCTCTGGTTCAACACCGCAGTTAAGTAGTACCTTTTCTGGACCATCTGGATGTAGAGGAGGTTCTATTCTAGTTAGTGATACTATGACTTTCTCTTCTATCTCTCTTTCAATAGCGTCTAATGCACCAGGCATTAAGTACATATCAGCATGATAGATCATAGCAATATCATTTGTTGCTACTTCATTAATTAACCTATCATATAAGATTGTGTGACCTAATCTTTTGCCAGTGTCATTTAAAATAGCTTTAAACTTATCATCTTTAGCCATCATTTCCTCACACCATGCCCAAGTACCATCAGTTGATGCATCATCTGCGACACAAATCTCTACATCATGACTACCTTGATTTTTTCTTATAGCAGCATAAGCCCACTTAAGATATTTTAAATTGTTCCTTCCAGGTTGTATTAAACTGATCTTCATGAAAATATTTTTTGTAGTTTAAAAGAGCTGTACGACTACAGTGGTCATAAAACTCTTGATCATTCTTTAATTTATGAATTTTTTCTCGGGCCGACAACACATCACCTATTTGAACTGATAAATCTGGATGGCATAGCTCCTGTGTGTCTAAACCTTCATACCCAATGCAAGGTATGCCTAAATAAGCACAGTTAAGAGCAAATGTACCAGCAGCATGAGTCTTCATTAGATGAACTGCATACTTAAAGTTGTTAAGAGTTTTAATCCAATCAACCCAATTCATATAAGGTAGTTGTTTTAACCCTAACTGTTCTTCTCCTTCTTGTCTTTGACCCATTTTAGGAGAGTATACTTCTTCACCTATAGAATTAGCAACCATAAATGAATCAAAACCTCCATACCACTCAACAAAGTTACCTCCTACCATAACTCCCTTACGTTCAACTTGAGGTATATCTTTTACTGAATCTTCTATCATAAGTGAAGGTAATATTCTAACGTCTGGATGACCAGTTATACCTTCAAAGTATCTCTTATCTACTCTGTTATGGCAAAATACTACATCAGCATTTCGTAAACTATTAAAGTAACTTATCTGACCTGCTAGTGAGTAACGTTGAAAAAACCATGCTGGTCCTTCCTGCATTACTGCAATTTTATTACAAAACTTTCTGGCTGTTTGTAAAAAGTCTTTTTCAATAGCACCTATAAGTTTTTCTTCTGGTTTAGGGATAATAATTAGACCCAGGTCATATTGCTTATCCGGAACATCACCAAACGTGTAGCAATCAGCTTCTAAAGTACACGGCCATGCTTGTTCTGTTCTCATGCCAGGATATGAACGAGGTATCTTTTGACCTCCAAAATTCATTTCAGTTATATAAGCTACTCTCATAAAGACTTAATATAATCAATTACATCTACCGTCGGTTGATATCCTAACACTTCTTTTACATGACTGATATCTGCTAATCCTTTCTTTCTATCTCCTCTACGTGCAGGTATAAAAGTAAACTCATGATCAAATGCAGCTGCTATCTCTCTTATACTGTAATCTTTACCTGTACCTAACTGAAACTCATCGTTTCTTATATTATCTCCTGCTAAAAGTAACCCTTGTATAATATCA